TGTTACCATCTTCATCATCATCATCCGATGCTTCACCATCGGCATTACCGTTGCCGTCAGTTTCATCCGTTTCCGAATCATCATAGGACATGTCATCAGAGTCCGAATCATCCGATTCCGACCATTAGCCGTCATCTTCACCGTCATCTTCACCGGCTTCTTCGCCCATGTCTTCAGGATCATTTTCTTGATCTTGTTCCTGCTGATCTTTAGACCAGGTAAAAATCTTTTCAGTGAGTTCCAGAACCTCATCAAAGGTTTCGGCATTCTCAACCTCAAGAAGCATTTTCTTCTCAACAGGAGAAAACTTGATGCCCATCATGGAGCCGCCCTTGCAATAGATGTTAAGGCGATCAATAAAGGACATTTGATTAACGTCACGCTTTTCAGTACCGAAGAAATCACGTTCAATGAGTTCCTTATAACCCTTCACGTAATTCCGACGGGCACCAGGGAAACGGCGCTTCTGGCGCTTATCAATACGGGCATCCTCAATAACGTTTAGAAAGCCCTTAACGGCACCTATTGCTTTATTGGAAACCGAACCCGTAACACGGAGAGCAATATCCTTGATTGCATCTGTCCAACCATCAGCAGGAGTATCAAGAGCATGGCCGACTTCATGTACAACCAGAAGGTCATACAGATCATCGGAAATATTGTGCCACACCGGAAGACACAGGACACGGTTCTTAACATCGAACCATGCGGTCTTTGCACCAGGCTTATGCTGTACGGCAATGTTTTCAGTGGCCAAAAGCTTAGCCAACTGAGACTTTCCGTTCTGAATATTTGCTTGTTCCATTACGTCCTCTTGATTATTGACTTATCTTAGACTGTTTTGAGGTCCAAGTCAATAGTTATCCGATGTAGACTAAAAGGGTTGTTCGGCTATACAATTGCTTATAAGTTGCAATATGCATATTATCATGCTTGTTATACATTTTCTTGTATAACTTGAAAGGCTGTTCATTTCCGTAACAAGTTTCGATCATATTAGGAAACTCATAGTCGTTTGATATAGCACTAAGATCGACGTGGAAAACGTTCGGCTCACTTTCATAAACGATACGGGATACGAGGTGAGAATTGTCAAGTCTGAGGGGTTCTGAATTTGTCATACACTATATATAAGAACGGCAACCGTCTTTTTCAAGAGTGGTTGCCGCATAGCTGATATGTGTTCAATGCATAGCTAATGCTAAGTCATTGTTTTTACTAGAGAATACTATAAACCATTGTAATTGTTGATCAATTTTAGTCCATAGTTGTTAACTTTTGGTAGTTTTGAAAGATCAACTCCTGATTTTAATCTCAGCTTATTTTCCTTAAACTTTGAATAATCCACATAATGATGCCAACGACCATACTTCCAAACCATTTGAGCAACATCTGGATGCATATCAACCAGCATCTGAGACTTATTCACAGTACCAGTTGCATTCAATTGGCCATCACGCCATTTGCTCTTGTCTAGCTCACCTTCAGCATGGTAGAACTCAGAAGTGTTTCCACCCTTAACAGTTTGCGTTGCGGCTTTACCCTGCATCCATATATTGAACTGAATCGTGCAATCACCATCTTTAAGAACATTAAGGCAGATATCAGTATCTTCGTTGTATCTACCTCGCCACCTGTGTTTACAATCATTTGAAATGAGTAGACATGAATAGATGCGTGTGTTTACTACGAAAGGTGGATATTTCTGATTAGGTGCAATGAAGAACCGATACTGAAAACCTGAGATAGGAACATTCTCAAAACGATCAACAAAATCTTCGGCAGCTTTGAAACATACTCCAGAACCTACTCGAATTCTTTCGTTCTTATGAAGTCGATAGAAATCTGAAATGTTATCGTCTAATACCCAATGCTTCTCAGCTCCTATTGAAATAGCATGATCCCAACACCAATTACGAGCCCGACCAGGGCCGTCACCGTGGTTGCTGAAAGGGGCAACAAGCAGAGTAACATAATCCCTAATATTGAAATTATCAAGGGCAGCTTCATAAGAACTTTCATCTTGTGGCTCTATCGCTATGTAATGTGGAACTTTCATACGCGCGAGTGAGCGCGAGGTAAACATGCTCTCATGTCTACCCTTAGATATGATATAAACAGGATTTGTAGGATTAGTCATTTTTAAAATTCTTCTCCACTAGCATCATCTTATCTTGTACATACTCTAACAATTCCAAACGTCTTGATTCTGTAGGAATGTCTGTTGTTACAAGAGGCGATAAATCAACATCAAATGAATTCTGAATGTCTATCAAATTACAAGCAGGGTTGATTAGAGGTAGACAATCGTAGTTAACAGCTTCAATAAAGCGATAGATTGAAAAACAATGTCTATCATAAGAAGGAAGCATATATGTGAAACGAGACTCTTCAATCTTGTTCATATATGCATCTGGATCGATCAATGTATTTTGACCATTTCTGTAATCTTTGATATAGAAGTTTACAGTTTCAAACTTAGCTTCGATATCTTCAATATCACCTATAAACTCTTCGCGATTACTCTTCTCAAGAATTGTTAATCCAAATGTAAAGTCTGTAATCTTGTCTCTCGTGATCATAGGCACCGGCTTCGTCAATAGATAAGACTGAAGACTGTCCAATCGATTAATGCCATAAGCTGGAATATCATAACCATGATACATATAGTAGTCGGTAGTTGGCTTTACATCTTTATGAAACAGTCCGCAACTGATTTCGTTTGGATCAATAGCAATTTCATGTAGAGGTATGTTGTATGTATTATGAGCTTTCAATATGGCAAGAATGTTGGTACAATGAGCGCCTACACTCTGAAACTTGATCTGACCACCATCATTAGGAAATACACCAGATCTTTTACCTACACGGGTAAGTTCAGAACGCCATAAGTCCATACCTCCAACAATGAACAGCTTGTCATATTGTTGAAGTGGAGTCACATCTATTGCATCATAAACGTTCATCCATGATGACATCAAAGGAACTAAAGTTTCATAGTAGTGTCCATAGTGATTATAATAGTTGTCCACTTCAACATTGCCATAGCGAGATAATGCTATCTTAGCACCATCTGTTTTTGTTGTGCTGAGAATATCAACTTCGTCGCATGTTTGAGATATGATATTCATATGACGGATGACTATCTTACCCTCACGACCACTAATAGGTCTAGCTGAATAAATCAGACCTCTCATTCTTCTTCAACCCAACGCAACAGATGATTAGCTGTACGGTCGAGTGCTGGATACCACATGCTCTTTGTTTTTACAGTTATTGTCTGATCAGAATCGATTTGTGATCTGTAGACGCTGACGAATTTGTCAAAGTCTTCCTTGTTACGGAAGTGGAGATACATAGTCTTATATGTCTTCTTGTCTTCCTGTTCAAACTCAGGCATTCCAACCCAAAGAGCATCCTTATCATTAGGATTCATATCACCACTATCTTCCGTTTCAAGAAACTCAGTTAGGGTAGGTTCTCGAGGAAGCTCTACCTTCTTTCCAAGAAAGTTGTCATATTCTGCTGATTCTGCTACAGATGTCTTAGTCATTTGTTCCTCATACTAATCTGCTGAAGTTTCGGATCTTCTCAAAGCGATATACTTTATCAAACTTATCTATGAGTTGATCCTGTTTGTGGCTTATTATAAACGTATTTGTATCATCTGTCAAGGTCTTAATTATCTTAAGGAATTCATCTGTGCCATTTGCATCCAAACTTCCATCTAAGATTTCATCCAAAATCAGAAGATTGGTGTTCACACTGTTCTTCATCTTTGCGATTGCTCTCCATGTAAACAACAATGCTAGATCAATACGTGTCTTCTCACCCTCTGAGAAATTGGAATATGAAAACTCATCACGGTATCTTGACTTGATTACCTCATTAAAGTTTTCGTCAATGTTGAAGTTGACAAAGAAACCCATCTGAGCGAGATATTTATTAACAAGTTTATTGATGATTGGAATGTACTGTTTAATGATCTTGGTCTTGATACCACCATCTTTCAATAGTGCCAGTGCAGTCTCAATGTACTTACGTTCATCCAAAAGTTCAGTTTTGAAAATGTTTAGATTTTCAATGTTGTTAATTGTAGCAGATAGTTGATCTTCACTGTCCTGAACCATCTTGTCTGCATTCTTGATCTTTTCTATTGCGTCTTCCGCATCATTGACCATTGAGACTAAATGCATCATCGTTTGTTTCTTTGCAGATATATCAGCAGTGATAGCTTGAATACGCTTTACGTTTTCTTCTTTCTTGCTAATCTGCACAAGCAGATCATTTGAGTGTAGCTCTGCAAATTCAGCAGCAGATACCAAACTCATAATCTCGCTACCCAATTGAAGTACACGCTTAGAACGAAACGTTTCCTCAATAAGTTGTTTGCATGTTGGACAATTGTCAGTTGTCTTCAACATAGTTTTTTCAGAATCTAATCTTTTGGCATCAGTATCGTGTTGGGTATATAGCTTAATTGCATCATGAAAATGTGTCTTCAATTCAGTAAGATCATTCACATCGGCTTGCAGGTCTTTACGCTCTTCAACCAATTTCTCAACAGTTGATATAAGATCGCGTTTTTGATTGGTATAATCTTCCAGCTGCTTCTGAAGTTCCAACATACGATCTGCACTAGTCTTCTTCAATCCTGCCAGAGTCTTTTCAATGTAAGATTTCTTGTCTTCGTGAGACTGAAGATGAATACGGTTATTCTCTAGGTCTTGCTTGTTTACCAATGCTCTCTGTTTCATCAGTACATTCATTATTGAGAAGATTTGAATGTCTAGAAGACCTTCAATGATAGCACGACGATCAGCAGGAGATAACTGCATGAAAGGAACAAACGAAGCAGAGCCAAGAATAACAATCTGCGTGAATGCTTTGTAGTTCATTTTAAGGATGAACTTCTCGAGGTATTCTTGATAGTCGCGCGAGGCTGAATCCTGATTGATCATCGTGCCATCTACCCATATCTCAAAGACATTGGGCTTGATACCACGAATGATTCGATACTCTTTACCATTTGTATTGAAATCAATCTCTACAACGCAATCTTTACCATTCACTGAATTGACCAGTGTCGGCTTATTAATGTTACGGAATGCTTTACCAAAAAGCACAAACGTCATGGCATCCAGAATAGTGGATTTGCCATGACCGTTCGCGCCAACAATCAGATTTGTCTTAGATGAAACTAAATCAATCTCAGTAAACATATTACCAGTCGAAAGAAGATTTTTCCAACGAATAGTTTTAAATGTTAGCATGGTATACCTAATAATTGCTTGTATTCTTTAAGGCGATATTCAACGTCTCTAATCTCAAGAATTATATTCTCTCTACTCTTATCACTCATACCGAAACGCTTGACCTTGCAAAGTTCTTTTGTGAGTTCGGACATTTCTTCAATCAGACAATCATCCGCTGCGCCGATATGCATATAATCAGGATGCATCAATGTTCTCCAATGAAATAGCTTCCACATACAGATCACGCATGTAATGTTTCATTTTATCAGAATCTACAGGCAAAGTCAAGTTGCTAATATAGCTATCAAGAATTGTAGGAGTATCTTGTGCTTGATCAACAATTTCATCTGGATTGGTATCTGTGAACATATTTACATCTTCTACAATGGAAATATCAGCAGGACTTTCTTTATATAACTTGTCCAATAGCATATCGAATGCAAACGGATTCGTCTTGTTCACACATACGATCTTAACATAACAATCTTTATACTTGCCATAATCTGTAGACTGTATCTTCTGAATGATATCCGGATTCTTTACATCATCATAAGATACCATATGAAAAATGTTAAAAGGATTGCGATGAAAAGTAATTTCCAATGTTTCTGTATCAAGTACTGAGAAACCTCGAGGATCGTTATAATCACTCCAAATGTGCTCAGAAAAAGCACCCAGATAGTGAATATTATTCCGACTGCTACGGTGATGATAGTGGCCGCTATAAACACTATCAAAGCGGTTAAAAATGCTAGAACTTTGTCCATGATCTGATACTTGCCCTTTATAGAATTCGAAGCCTTCTACTTCAAGATGACCCATTAGAATACTAGAAGTACTCTTATTGATCGCATCAAACGATTCTGCTTCATTGTCTTTTGTGATCCAAGGCATTAAAAGAATCTCGCAACCATAAACTTCAATCTCTCTTGGTGTTGAGTATGTAGTGATATTGAAATATCTCTCACCAACCAACTCATTAAGAGCGTTGATCTTATAGGTATCCTTATAGTACTCGTCATGATTGCCTGCAATCACATGCAGATTAATTGCACGTTGATGGATAGGTTCCAAAAAGTCTGTACGAAGACGGTGTGCTGTGTTGATGTTAATATACTTGCGACGATCAACCAAATCTCCTAGATGAATAATCGTGTCGATATGTTGCTTGTCAATAATCGGAAGAAAGAATTCATCTACACACTTCTTGAAGTAGTCTAAGAAAACTGGGGAATCATTTCTGACTCCCCAATGAGTATCGGTAATCAATGCTATCTTTGCCACTTATGCCCTCTTTTTCCCTGATTTGGAGATGTAGGCTTCATTATCGTACATTTTCACTGCTTTGTCAATAGCATCTTTGATGTTCACTAATCTTTCACGATAGTTTCCACGTATATGGACATTTTCACTTTTGTTCAGTAGGCTCTTAATCAGGTGTTCAATCTGAAACGGCACTTCGTTGCTCATCTTTTTCTTCCTCATAAAACTTGCTAAGACCTTCTTTGGTCTGCTTACGTTTGATCTTCTTTTCCTGCTCTCTCCGTTCGAACTTGTTCATAAACTCATTGATGTTGTCATACATTTGACTTGGCATCACATGATTATCATCGCCGTCAACTAATGCACCAGAATGACCCTGATTGACAATACTCTCTTGATAGTTCTTATATATGATGTATCTGTTCTTCTCTTCTTTACTAATGCGACGAAGGAATGCATAGTAGATGATTTGAGTAAAATACGCAAACGGATTTGGAACATAGTTTGGATTGTCATTACCATTATACTCTGGATTGTAGTCTTTAAAGTACATTATACAATTTTCAATTCCATCACTGATCATTTCATCACGATATGAGTAGTTGATGAATCTAGGCATGGTTGAAAGTTTATTAGCAATTTTCCATATGCACTCACCAATATACTCAGGCAAACGAGGTTCTTCTTTACCCTCAAGCTTCGCTTGTTCTACTCTCTGTCTATGTTTGATGATTTCGTCGTAGAATTTCTTATTGTCAACATAATGCACGGTATTTCTCTTCTTCATTCACTTTTCCCTTGACAACCGCTTGACACACTGCTATTATGGCTATGCCAGCGATGATATGAATAACTTTAAATACTAATAGGTAACAGCTTAGTGTAGCTTTCCCTTATCATCTTTACTTTCAAGTAGCTTCTTCAATAGTTCTATTCCCTCATCTAAATCATTAGATTCATCATAAGTTCCTTCATCATTTGAATACCTATCATATTCGATATTATCTTTAGAAGCAGAATTCATAAAATGCTCTACTGAATTCCAATAATGAGCAACTAAGTTTTCATCAGGATATGACTTAAAGAGAACTTCTTCTTTTACAATCTCAAAGACTTGCTCAGAACAAATCTTCATGAATACCCATTGCATGAGTGAAAGAGATATGAACCCTGGTTTACTTCCCTTAAGATAAAGCACTTTGCATGGATTAAGAAGAATGTATGTGGTTGCTGTTTCTTGAACTTCAGCAAGAATGTCTTCACCATTCTTCAGTCTGAGGAACTGAATGTCTGTTTCCATAATATTAACCTTTCATTTCAATTTTGTATATTTTATATGAGAACTGTTCCTCTGTATATACTTTGATACGTTCTGCAAAATGTTTAAGAGTATAGTTTTCATGTTTCTTATATCTCATGTCATCCGCAATGTCAAACAACTGTGCTGATTCTTTTGTATCAGACTTTCTTAACCCACGCCCGATAGACTGAAGATTCCGAATACGAGACTTGGATGGAGAAGCAAATATAATGTTATGCAGGTTTCTAATATTGATACCAGTACTAAAAGTACCAAAAGAAGCAACAATAATAGCGTCAATTTCTTTTTCAACAATTCCTCTTATCTCCTCTCTAATGTCAACATCTGTTCCGCCATGGACAAAGAATACTTTTCTGTCTGCTCCAAGCTTTGCGGAAATGAGATCGTGAAGGATTCGTCCGTGCTTGTCAACGTACTGATAGAGTACGAGGGTATTCCCTTCCAAAGAAACTGCAAGATTGGATATAAATCTGTTTCGGCTCTCGTTAAGGACAAGGTATTCAATCTCTTGCTGATAGGTAAAATTCTTAGAGGCCTGACAGATAGCCTCACCATGTCGTAGAAGTAGACACTTGATCTTGAACTCAGCCAAGTGTTTAGCATCCATAAGTTCTTTCGTTGTAATGACTTTTCTAACAGAACCGAAAAGGCCTTCAAGTACAAGGCGGTGAGTCTTTGTTCCATCAAGGGTGCCTGTAGTTCCAATTCTGTACTTTGCATTTGATAGTCCTGTCATAATATCGGTAAGAGATTTAGCTTTAAACAGATGAGCTTCATCACCAATCACAAAATCAAATTGTGCGAACCACTTCTTGGGCATCTTGTATAGAGATTGCCAAGTTGAAATTGTCAGGAACTTGTCTGTATCCTTGTCCTGACCCTGATAAACTTTATGTATGTTATCACTAACATTCCATCCATTCGTTTCAGAATATTCTTTAAAATCACTAGTCAACTGTTCCACCAAAGAAACAGTTGGTACAATGATAAGTCCTCTCTTTAGTCCTCTATACCCGAGAAAATGACATAGAAGATAAATAATAAGAGACTTACCACTTGCAGTGGGGCTAAGTAATAAACTACGTCTTGTACGAATGGCATGAACGAATGCATCCAACTGATAGTCTCTTGGAACATGTTTCGGCCTTAATTTTTCTACAAACTCATTTGCTTCCGCTAACGAGAATTCTTCATCGTAGTCTTCATTCTCATATTCCCAATCGTAGTTGCGTTCTTCACAAAACTTCGCAACATATGGTACAAGTCCACGATACAACTGCTTTGATCTAACATCAAACAATCGTATTTTTCCATCCCAAAGTCTAGCCTTATATTGAGGCGTAAACTGATAACCAGGCACTTGAAACGTGAATGCTTCTCTTAGTTCGTATGCAACACCATCATCACATACAACGACTACAAAAGCTTCATTCACGTTTTTTATTATGACTTTATTTTCCACCAATAAATCGTTCCCAATCCATATATGACTTCAACTGAAAAGTTCTGTTATTCAATTCTTTAAGGACAGACTTACAGAACTCAACAATCTCTTCATGCATTACCTTTTTCAACAGTATGTTATTTAGTTCAGTGTCAGAATCAAGCCAATGTTGAAGATCAGCCCTCATGACCTTCTTTGTCATAGGTTCAAGTCCGTATCGCTCAAGGTCTTCAGGATTGTTTAGATCACCATTGTAGTAATCCCACTTGATCTTGCGCCTTGTGTTATAATCAGCTTGAAGTTTCTTGACGATCAGATTATGATGCGTCATCGTACGCAAATACTTCGAATGAAGCTTAGGGATATTTGCAACAGCTTTATGTGGATCAGTTTCATCCCAACTTGCATCTTTGATCCATTCTTCAGTCAGCATGTCAATAGTTACCGGCGGTTTCATCCACTACTCCATAAAAAATAATTATTAGTATAGACGGAATTTAGGAAGGTGTCAAGTATTAAAGACGTTGTACTTCAAAATAATCATATGAGAATGCCATATCAAGAGTAATAGTTTGTTCCGCAGTTTGTGTTGTATCAAAGATTAACTGTCCTATGGATGTAGGATGTACATTGTAAAACTTTATTCTCATCAGTGGGATATTAGCATTCGTATTGATTGTCAGAATGCCATCGTAGTATTTGCTGAACGGTACGCCTTTACGTTTACCGTATTCTTCAAAAGTTGTTGGTTTCGTCAAAGACTTCAACCATTCAAGAGTTTCTTCCCATACCCGTAGGTCTTCATCAACTAGAACAGACATAGATAGATCACTCCAACGTAGAGTGTCGCCGTGTCTTTTAGTAACTGAAAATGGTGTAGGAACTTCCACAGCGGAAGTTGAAACGTCAGGTAGATTTACAGTCTGACAGAAGTATTTGGCAAAAGGAAGATCAGGAATAACAAACGTATACTTTGTAGGTTGAAGCAAGTTGCTATTTTCTGGTATTCTTGTAATAAGTGTTTCTTTTGACATTGTTACCTCTTTTCACTATTTATGCAAAAGAAAAGGGCAGCCGAAGCTGCCCAAGTCTGAGTTTCGTTTCTTGTTATAAACAAGATTACATAAGGTTACGAACGCGGAAGATGCGATAGTACTGATTAGCGCGGGCTGTAGCAGCGATAGTTGCGGCAGC